GTATTCTTCGATGTTGCTTGTTATGAGAGATTTTATTAATTTATAATCATTATAATGTAAATTATAGCAATCGATGTTTAGAGCTTGTAAATCGTATAAAAAACTTGCTAAACTATGCTCAACTGACTATTTTTGGGTAGTAGATGCTAACGCAGAGATAGTAGATGATTTCAATTTTGATTATGTTGTTTCATTTTATGATATACTTAAAGTTAGGATATGGCGTGCAAGAAACGTTGTCACTGATATGGTATCCGGTTACGGCGGTGTTAAACTATTGCCAAGAACACCGACTATTAGAATGGACAATATTAAAATTGAGCATGTCATGGTCGTCAGTAATATAACTAGAAGTGGTTCACAATGACAGATTTTACATCAATACCCTGGACCAAGATTGTTAAGTTTGGTCAAGCAACTATGCTTGATAAGAATCTATTCTCTATCAGTTGGATACTAGGAAGATTCTGTAATTACAAATGTAGTTACTGTTGGCCCTATGCTAACACACAAATACCCGATCATCAAGAACTAGAAGTCTATCTAAAGACAATGGACAACATCAGAATGCAAGCCGCCGGTAATGGATACACAAAGTTTCATTGGTCATTCAGTGGTGGTGAACCTACAGCATACAAACACTTCTTAGTGTTAGCAGAACGTACATTGTATGATAGTATACACATGACTACTAATCTAAGTCCCGGCATTCAATGGTGGGAACGATGGTTGAAGGCAACTGAATTTAGTAGACGCCGTAGTATTACTGCTAGCTTTCACCATGAGTTTGCAGATGAAAAGGAGTTTGGTGATAAGATATTGTTCTTGAACCAAAATGATGTATTTGTAACAGTCAATCAAGTAATGGTTCCAGAACAGTTTATGAATCTATATATTAGATGTAAGCGATTTAGTGAACGGGGAATTAATGTTACATTAAAGCCACAGAGTGACCCAACTGCTAGTAAAGTAGTTGACGGATACACCGAAGATATGATACAATTGATGAGAAGAGGATTCCCGCAACATGTTAGGGAAGAAGAATTGTTACAAGTAAAATTAATAGACAATGAAGATAAAGTTTGGCACTTAGACCAAGCTGAACGATTCAATGCATTTGGCTTTAATAAGTTTGAAGGCTGGATGTGTAACAGTGGCTATCAAGGTATTGTTATACGTGAGAATGAAGTTAAACGTAGTTATAGTTGTCATGATCAAAGACTGGGAACACTAAGTGAGGGGTTTACTATTTTTGATAAGCCTACAATTTGTACTACCCCAAGCTGTGTTAGCAGTGCTGATAGCAAGATACCAAAAATTAAATTAGGAAAAATCTAATGGGGATGTTAAACACTATTAGAAGTTTTATTCGTAAACAACAAGCACTAAGAGTAATACGAAAAAAGAAAAACTCAAAAGAATTATCACCCAAAGATGTAATATGTGCAGTACCTTGGATGCATCTAGCATTTGAACCTGATGGTAAAATTGTACCATGTTGTCTGACTAGTCCTTATAATTATTATGCAGGAGATCTCACTACCGAACCAATTGAAAAGATTTGGAATAGCGATAACATGAAGTTGTTACGTAAAGAGATGATGGAAGGTCGTGAACCTAATATATGTTCTACGTGTTTCAACCAAGAAAGAGTTACTGGTGAGAGTTCCCGCATATTTCATAATAACGATTTTAAGAGTGTATTAAAAAACATACCAATCATTACTGAAGCCGACGGAACCTGTAACAAAATGGAATTGAAATACTGGGACTTTCGTTTCAGTAATCTATGTAACATGAAGTGTCGTAGTTGTGGCCCAAGATTTAGTTCTGCTTGGGTACCCGATGCTAAAAAGCTAGGTTGGATTTCAAATCAAGAAAAAGTTTGGAATATTGAATCCGTTAATAATATGTCAAATTTTGATTTCCTAAAAGATCAGGTTAAACATGTTGAACGAGTTTATTTTGCAGGTGGTGAACCCTTAATCATGCCAGAACATTGGCAAATACTTGATATGTTGATTGAGAATAAGCGCACTGATACATATATTTCATACAATACAAATGCATCTACTCTTACTTATGGCAAAAAGAATGCGTTAGATTATTGGAAGTTATGGAAACCCGGTAAGGTTGAAGTTTGGACAAGTATTGATGAGATAGGTGAAAGAGCCGAGCTATTACGTTCAGGAACTGTTTGGCATAAAGTTGAAGATAATTTAAAACAAATGGCAGCACTGGACAACATTGTAGTTCGCCCCGGAATCACTGTTGGTGCTTGGAATGTATTCAGACTCCCTGAAATCATTGAGCATTTAGTAAATATAGGTGTAATTACTAGTAAGCACAATCATCAAAATTTCTTTATCAATCTATTACAGTTTCCAGAACACTATCATGTAAGTATTCTTCCGGATCATTTCCGCAAAACAACATTAGGAAAATTGAAGACTTTCATTAAAGAGTTTAATGCAAAACATAAAACATCTATCGACAACCGTTTCACTCATATCATACACGAATTAGAAAAACCTCATAGTATGAAAAATCGTTTGAAATTTATAGTAATTTCTAACAGTATAGATAAAGTAAGAGAAGAAAATATATTCAACATGATACCAGAACTTCAAATTTTAAAGGAACTAAAATGACACAAAGAATTTTAATTATGGGACTACCTGGATCAGGTAAAACTACATTAGCACAAGAATTGCAAAAACAATTACAAAATGCTAACAAATTAGTAGGTTGGTTAAATGCTGACGAAATCCGTGAACAGTACAATGACTGGGATTTTTCAGAGTCAGGACGCATTCGCCAAGCAAAAAGAATGCGTAAATTAGCCGACAAACTTACTGCATATGATTATATGATTGCTGACTTTGTAGCACCATTAGTAGAAATGCGTAATCTATATAAAGCAGATTGGACTATTTGGGTAGATACTATCCGTGAAGGTCGTTATGCAGATACCAATGCTATGTTTGTAGAACCCGAAGTATATGATTTCCGTATCACTGAACAAAATTGTGAGAAATGGGCTGAATTTATTACAGATCACATTGTTGAAAATCGCAGACGTCCTGTTTTTAATTGGAAAAAAGAAACGGTGCAGATGTTGGGGCGCTGGCAACCATGGCATGATGGACATCGTGCATTATTTGATAAACTGATACAACGTACTGGACAAGTTGTCATACAAATTCGTGATGTACAGGGTTGGCAAGGCAGTAATCCATTTGAAATTAACCAAGTTACTAAGTTTATTCGTAGAGATTTAGATCCAATATATCAAGGACAATATGAAATACAAGTAGTACCTAATATTGTTCACATTGGATGGGGTCGTGGAGTTGGATATACCTCGGGCGAAGAGACATTTGATGATGCTGTTACGGATATTAGTGCTACAAAAATACGCAAGGAATTAGGCCTTGAATGACAATAAGATACACTGAGAAAAACATCTGATAAGTAATTAATATGAAAATTGATACTGAACATTTACATTTTTGGATGCAGGCTATACGCCAAAGTCCTGATCCCATGCGTACACTTGATGGATTTTGGAGTGGGCAACTCAAAAGTAAAGAATGGTTAATTGAAAAATTAGAACCATATGTTCATAAGCCATCTTTCATTGAGATACACGGTGGCTGGTTAGGAATATTATCTAGTATGATATTCCAAAGTAATATTCCAGTAACTCAAATTTGGAGTACTGATATTGATCCGGCATGTGAACCAATAGCATCAATGATGAACAAACAAGAAGAAATGGTCGGTAGATTCAAAGCTATTACCGCAGACATGTGCCATCTTTCTTATTTGCGTCAACAAGAAAACGAATGGTCTGTAGGTGACATAATTATTAACACTAGTTGCGAACATTTAACACAAGCACAATATGATTTTTGGTTGACTCAATTGCCTAAAACAGCATTGGTAGTAGTGCAGAGTAACAACTATGATCTACCAGAACATGTTCGTACCGCAAAAACATTAGCAGAATTTAAAGAACAAAGTAAGATGAATGCAATGTGGTCTGGTTCACTAACAACACCACTATATGAACGTTGGATGATTATAGGATATAAGAATGTTTAGTTTTGATGAGTTGTCAATAATACATATTGAAATTTCAAATAGGTGTCAGGCCTCCTGTCCTATGTGCCCTAGAAATATTCACGGGGGCATTACTAATCCTCTATTACCCATCAATGATTGGAAAATAGATGATTTTGTAAATATATTTTCTAAGGAAATACTAGAACAAGTTAATACGGTTAATTTCTGTGGTAACTTTGGGGATCCATTGATGAACAATGATCTGATTAAGATGTGTGAATACTTAAAAACTAATGCCCCAAATATAGAAGTATTGATTCACACAAATGGTAGCATGAGGTCTACCATTTGGTGGAAAACATTGTATCAATCATTACCAAATAAACATAATGTGATTTTTGCCTTAGATGGATTAGAGGATACACATCATTTATACCGCATGAATACCGATTACAATCTGATCATCAAAAATGCTAAAACTTTTATTGCTGAAGGTGGAAACGCTGAATGGTGTTTCATTAGATTCAAACATAATGAACATCAGGTTAATGATGTTGAACAATTATCCAAAGAATTGGGGTTTAAGAAATTCACATTGAAAAACAGTAGACGAATAGGTAAGGGGCAATTGTTTCCAGTAGTTGACTCCTTAGGTAAAGTTTTATATAACATTGAAACTCCTACTGATAGCGTGATTAAATTTGTTGGTAAAAAAGAATTATCAGGGCATCAACAATGGGAAGATGCCGACAACATAAATTGCCTAGCAATTACACACAAAGAATTGTACATTGATGCTCATTATCAACTTAGTCCTTGCTGTATGATAGGAGCGTTCTTGTATACAAATTATGATATTGATTTTCTTAAAAAATTTAACTTGTATCAAGAAGATTCCGTAATTGAGGAGGGTATAAAAATAAAAAATCAAGTATTAGAGTTTCCTCGTCTTAATGTGTTAGATACGGGTTTAAAGAATATCATTAATACTGAACAATGGCAAACAATGTGGCAGAAAAAATGGAAGGATCGATCAAGTTCTACTTGTATTATAATGTGCGGATCATCTAGCCCGTACCTTGGTGTAGATGAACAACGAATTAAGATAAAAACCAATGTTTAAGTTTAATGTATTAAATCAGTTACATTTAGAAATAACCAATAACTGCCAAGCCAGTTGTCCCATGTGTAATAGAAACATTAACGGTGGATTAGATAATCCACTAATCAAAATACAAAATTGGTCTTTGGAAGATTTTAAATCCATCATGTCCTTAGAGATACTTCATCAAATTAAAAGTTATTACTTTTGTGGTAACTTTGGTGATCCTATGATGAATAACGACTTAATTGAAATGTGTAGTTATTCTAAAACCGTAGCGCCTGAGGTTCATATAAGTATTCACACTAACGGTGGCGCTAGGACTACACAATGGTGGAGTGAATTGGCTATTTCTCTTCCAAATAATCACAATGTTGTATTTGCCTTAGATGGATTAGAGGATACACACCATTTGTATAGAATCAATACAAAATATGAAACAGTGATTAAAAATGCCAAAGCATTCATTGCCGCTGGAGGAATAGCTGAATGGGTATTCATTAGATTCAAACACAATGAGCATCAAGTAGAGAATGCAAGACAGCTTGCAAATGAAATGGGGTTTTCTAAATTTACTATTAAGAATAGCAGTCGATTTATTTTAGAACCACAAGTTAAGGTAATGAATCGTGATGGAACTTTATCTCATTATATAGAACCTGCATCAGATACTCCTTTAAAATTCATTGACAGGAAAACTATAGATTCGTATAAAGACGTATTAGAGCATTCAAAAATAGAATGTAGAGTACAAAAAAACAAAGAAGTGTATATTGATGCTTATAAAAATTTATATCCATGTTGTTGGGTGTCAAGTGTCCCTTATAGTCACATTCCAAAAGATGGTGCTTCTACTGTTAGGACGCATATGTTAGAACAACACCATGAACTAATGAGTAAATTAGGAGATACCAATACGCTTATTCGTTCTGTAAAAGAAATCATAGAAAGTAATGAATATCAAAACGTTTGGGATAATTATTGGAACACTAATAAATTAATAGTGTGTGCGAGGACATGTGGGGTGAACACCTCGTTTGCTAAACCTATGG